ATCCGCTGACATGTCATCTTTATCAAAAATGCGCAGCCCAGAGGGATTGGACACATCCAAATTGTAGGTGCCGTCATCGTTCTTTTCATGGCGGATTTCACCAACATGCTTGGACAGATCGTAGCGGTCGGCATGCGTCTGGCCCGGTGTCCACGCAAGCTTGTCATAACCCTTGGACGCGGCTTCATGCAGCGCATGCTTCAGTCCCAGATCAACCCAGTCTTTGGTCTTGGTGATGTAGGGGGCGTCTGGTTGCCCTTTGCGTAATTGATGATTGTCAGCCGCCTTCGTATAGTCAGAGTATATTGGCCCAAACTCATCCTCAAATGGCGTAAATTTTACTGCGGCACTGGGATCACTGCGAATATCCCCCTCCAAGATGTCCCTGAGCATTTGGCGTTTATTTTCAGGAAAATCTTCTTCGGGATGACTAGCATGCCATTTCTGCAAGCGAAATTGCACCTTGCCATCAATGACTTTTTCCATAAAATCGTCAAATTTTTGCTTTGCTTCGCCATATTTGCGCGCATCTTGATTTGCAAAGCCCTCCTTGCGTCCCTGCTGCGCCCAGTCGCTCTGCAGTTCTTCCATGTGCAAAACGTCAGAGCCTTCGCTATCTTTGCGGTCGGACATGCGAAGATGCAGAACTGGATTGGTTTCGTCCGGGTAGTGGCTGCTATGGTAATTTTCGCCATTTACGCTTTCGCTAGGCAGCGTAAGTAGCTTTTCACGGTAATTTTTTGAATAATTGCTTTCATTTCCATAATTATCGCCAAATAAAGTTAGACTGGGGTGCTTGGGTTCATCTTCTTCGCTCTTGTATTGATCTATAATCTTTGACCGCTCACGGTAATGGCGGTTTTTCATTGCTTGATGTTGTTTGTCAAACCCTTCGTATTGCGGGTCGCCAGCTTCACGGGCGGCATTGCGGCTTTCCCAATGCTCATCGTTCTCCTGCTTGTGCCTTGCATTGAGTTCCGCAAAATCACGGTCAGACGGCGTACCATAGATGACAGGCGTCAGGCGGTGGCGATTTTCGTCAAAATGCTTTGCCAGTTCGTCGCGGGTGACTTGCGGACGATCTGCAAACGCCTGATCAAAGCCAGAATACTCAAACTCTTCAGGCTTCACGCCCTTATTGCGCAACATACCCGCGAACTGCTCAGGCGAGCCGCGCTCCTGCGGCAACTGCGAAGCTACATTGGCCGCGTGGCTGTACATACCCATATCGTCTGGCGCTGAATAGTCGGTGGGCTGCTGGTCATCAACTTCACCGCCAGCGGCCCTACCAATATGTGGATCGTTTGGATCATACCGACCGCTATTGCCAATGGCGGATTTTATCTGATGGGGTTTAAAAGCAACGAATTCATGTGGGTGAAACTCGCCATTTGAAGCTTCTGTTGCGTCATGAAGTTCATGCCGACTTTTTATATATTTGTCTTTTACAGCATCAAACGCAGATTCATCGCCGCGATTGCTAAACGCTTCATAATACGCATCTTTAGCAGAGTTATGCCTTTTGTGGGCTTCGTTCTTACGATCCTTCGCCACCCGCTCTTCTTCAGGGTCTTTGATGCCGTATTGATGCATGACAATGACACCGTCATGCCCTGCGCCCATAAGCATCTTTGTCTGCTCTGATGGGAGCCTTTCGCCGTTTCCTTTGTTAATCATTCTTGGGTCTGAACTTTGCGCAAACCCCGCCTCATTCATAGCGCGGTCCATGTCTGTCGCGCCGCTGGAGGAATAGGGAACTTTTACAATGAAGGGGTTTTTCAAAGACAAATGCACGGGCATTACATTGGGACCGTGTTCGCCTTCCATACGATAACCAGACGCAAAGTGGCTTGCGGCATCTTGATGCGGTGTAAAATAATGGCCTTTCCCGTACCAGCCTGTGTCAGTGTAGCCAGCATCCATACCCGCATCGACCCGGCGAGGCTTCTCAGTATCAAATTCCGAAATATCCCTGTCGGTGCCGTGATATACTACATTTGGAACAAGTGGGTGATTTTCATCTAAAAAAGCATCCAAATTACCTTGACGATCATCAGGCATGCCGCCGTCAGCAAAATGCTCAGGCATTGGCACCCCATATACCGCATGAACCATCGGGGAATGCTCATGGAACGGCTTCTCAGCGCCAAAATCACCCAATTCAGGCAACGGAACGCGCCCAAAATGCGGATCAATCATCTGCGCAATGGACTTTGCAGTCATAATGGCTTTGCGGATCGCCTTTGGGTCTTTCATGACCTTAACCCTCGTTCAATTTGTCCTCAGAAGGCTGGATCAACGGCTTGATCTGCTCTTCTGCCTCGGGATGCATTACAAGATCCCGCGCAAGCTGCAACATTGCGACACGTTCACGGCTCTGGCGGTCCAAATCGCGGTTTTCGTCCTCCGCCATGCGTTCCTGATGCCGCGTACCGACCTCACCAGACTTGGTTTGCGCGTTAAGCATGTCTGCCTGCGCCTTCACCATAGCCGCCTGACCTGTTTGCGGGTCAACACCGCCACCCTGTGCAGGTTGCTTAGGCATAAACGCACCAGATTGGATCTTAGCCTGTGTTTCAGCCTGACGAGCCTGCGCTTCAATCATCCGCGCATCGGCAGTCTTGGTATCGTTCTGAATCTTGGCCATCGCCTGCAGCATTTCAGGCGGCGGAGCCTTCTGAGCGGACTGCGGAGCAAGGAATTGCTGCGGATTAGACCACCCAATGGCCTGCAAAGCAGCAGTATCAATGGCAATTGGGTCGTACATAGACGGATTTGCCGCCTGCAACTGCTTCAATGCCGTGATCTTCATCACACGCTGGGCATGTGAGGAGGTGTTGGGGTCAGCCTGCGGGGTCAAATCGTAGTTTTTCAACGCTGACAAGAACATTTGCTCATCCCAAGGGTAAGACGGCTTGGCATTGCGCTGCCAAAACGACTCTGGATGCTGCTCAAAGCACTCGCAAATCAACCTAAACTCTTCAGCCTGCGATGCATGCATGCGCTTGTGAACGGAATTCTCAATCTTAGTGGCCTGCTCAATCATCGCCAAGGTCGTGCCGACAGGCGCGTCAGCCTTGCCCTCGCCAACTTGCAGTTCAGACGTGCCGCCAACACGCATGCCGGTACTCGCCATGTTGTCCACCAACTGCATCAACGCCTGACTCGGCGGCTGGTATGGCAATGGCATGATTGCCTGATTGATGGGCAATCCACCAGTCTTTACCAGCGCGCCGCCGCCCGGTGGAATGCGGAAAATATTAGTATTTTGCCGCGCTCCTGTATCAGCCATCAAAAAGCCGGGGAAGTTCGAGTACATACCGGCATCCAACAACTCGCGCCAAGCAGCCGTAATGGCGTTGGTGGTGTTGCCAAGGATGTGCAACAGGCCAATGTCGTAAAACCCAAAGCCCGGAACATAAGTGTACTTAACAAAATTCTTTTTCGCCACTGGCAGATCGGCAATATCTTCGTCGTAATTGCGCACAATCGACAAGATTTCCTTGGAGGAAACGTCAATGGTCACTCTATACGGAATTTCTAAACCAGACACCTTGCCCTTGTGCTTATGCTCAAAGCCCTTGATGTCCAATTCGCAGTAGCATTCATACAGTTCGCGGTCACGATCCAGCGGATTGGTGCTTTCAGCAGACAAACCCTGCTGCTCTTTCTGCTCACGCTGCAGCGGGTCAAGCCTGCGGGCCAACGCCGTGCCCAAGTCCACATCGCGGTACGCACCCAAAATCTGCATGCGCTTCACAGTCGAAGGCCGCATCATAATCCGGTGGGTTACGCGCTTGGCATTAGACAAATCAGTTGCGTCATTGTTAACAATCAAATCATCAGCATCAACTGTCTCTGACACAGGCCGATTGCGCAGCGGGCAATAGTAAACCTTCTTAAACGCAGTGCCGCCAAACCCAAGGTTCAGCAACATGCGGTCCGTATCTGGGTAATACTCAGATGCCGTAGAAGTCAGATAATGGTTCAAGTCCCTCTCAAGGGCGTTAGCCATCTGATCTTCTTGCAATGTCGCGTTGTTATCGTCATTGCGGATCTTAACCGGCCCATCAGTCGGCAACAATTCAGAGCGAGCATTGGCCTGAAACCGCAACACAGCTTCCAGCAAAAGCGGATGCCGTACCTTCGACATGCCCTCAATCGGCGCACCGTCAGACGCACCCTGCAGGCCCGGAAGCTCGATCTTCAGGCCCAAAAGCTTCATGCCCTGCGCCCGCGTCTCGATCCAATCATTGCGCGACAGCAGGTCATCATCAACGCCGCGAATAAGGTCACCGGCAATGCCAGTCAGCGCATCCTTATCAATCTTATTGACCAAGTTCTCCCACCAATCGCCATCAGCGCCGCCCTCAGCGCGCTCCAGCGGGTTGTCATCTAGGGAAATGGTAATGGAACCGTCAGGATGCTCAATCGACAGCAGATTACCCTGATCGTCGCGCTCTTCCTTCGTCTCGTTCTCAAGAAACTCAATCTCAATGGGTTCACCATCAAAGCTCGGCACGTCAGGTCCGGGCTGACGAATATTCATAGGAGCGAGGCCGGGTTGCGTTGCCATCATTCGTCCTTCATTGCCGCATCGCGCAAGCATTCCATCTCTTCAACGAAAAGATGCAAGCACTGTTTCGCCGCGTCATTATCATCTTTAGCTTTTGTAGTATACATACGCTTGTGGTCAAAGGGCTTCTCACCCCAAACATTCACTTCGTACTGCATGCCCCCCAGATCATCGACCGTGCAAGAAGCCTTAATCAAATTATCCATAACATCCTCACGCTGGGTAAAGTGGAACATCCTGCTTGCCCGGATAAGTAATGGCCCGCGCAATCTCCTCTAGCCGCTCTTGTGACCTCGTAAGAAGGCCAATGTCTCTAAGGTGCCTAATAGACATAGAAACAGTGTCAACCAAATCGTCATGCTTGCCCTTCGGGAACTGGCCCACTTGTGTTATCACTTGCTCTGCCCACACCTTATCAGGCGCATAAACCATCCCCTCAGCAAACAAATGCTGAACCGAATACAAACGCGCCATCTTGTCCATACTCTTAGGGTCAGACAACTGCACTGCAAACCCCTCACTGCCATACAATCGCCGTAGTTCCTGCGACACAGAAATACCCGCAGCCTTGTTCTCAACCAGAAGCTTATCAACCTTCAACGATTTGCAGGTCTTGGCCACCTTCTCCACCAGATCGTGAAACTCCAATCGCTCCTGCCACGCATGCATCATCATCAAACGCGGCGCAGACTCATTATACGCACGATCAAAATACATCGGACGGCCATTAGAGTCTAAAACCCTATTAGCCACTGCAGTCGCGTCAGTTGTAAACACGCCCCAAATAGAAATAGCCGAATAGTCATTCGTAGTCTTAGTAGTGTACGCCGTATCCAACGACGCAATAATATAATCCATGGGCGGATAACTGGTTTCCTCCCACAACTTCCACCATTCCCGCTTAATAATACCACCACCGGCAGGCTCTGGCCTTTGCTGCAACTGCCCAGCAGCCATAAATGGCCCCAACGACCGCTCCAGATTGGCCACCTCCTTATCGCCAAACCGGTCAGGCCACAGCAATTCACCCTCTTCAGTGCGCGGATCTTTCCAGCCAATGCCCGTCACAAACGACCGGTCTGCCTCGTACTTCATCGGCAAGCACAAGTGCGTCCACTCCCCGACATCCTTCTCAATAACGTGGCCAGTCAAGTCATTCTCAGCCAGCCTCTGCTGAATAATCACATACGCGCCCGTCTTCTGATCATTCAAACGGGTGGACATCGTCCCATCCCACCACTCAATAGTACTCTCAATCGTCGCATCAGAAAACGCCTCAGACGCCGAGTTAGGGTCATCGACCACAATGATCGAACCACCCTCACCCGTCACCGCCGCGCCCACAGACGTGATCAAACGCTCACCGCCCTGATCATTGCTAAAACGCGACTTGGTGTTCTGGTCAGAGTTAAGGCTAAACCGGTCACCCCACAGCCGCTGATACCAAGATGACTCAATCAATCGGCGGCACTTAACACTATCGCGCAGCACCAACTGATTGGCATAAGACGCCATCAAAAACTGCACACCCGGACCAGAAGTAGCCGACCACTCAGGCTGCGCCCACGTCCACGCAGGAAACGCCACAGACGTAATCGTACTCTTACCCATCCTCGGCGGGATATTAATAATCAGCCGCTTAATATCCCCGTCAACCACCGCCTGCAGATGCTCGGCTACAGCCTCAATCGGCCACCCATCCTTCCACACACTCGCATCAATGTGCCGCCACGCCTCGGTCAAAAACAAATACAGACTTTCCTCGCACTCAACCCGATCCAACGCCTGCAACTGGCGCTCCAAGTCAATCTGCGAAATGTCAAAGTCCACTACTCAATCCCCCCAACTTCCCTATACTCACCCTCAATCTGTACAGGCGCTGGCTGCTGCGCCAACTTCATCGCGCTGTTCAATATATCCCTTAACGCATCGCGCTGCTCATGGCTCAACATCGCAGGATCAATCGTCCGCGACTGGTGGTCAATCTGCAATGGCCTCCCATCCTTGCCCGTAATCTCAATCGTCTTCTTATCTTTGTATTCCTCATTGCCCAGCTTACTAAGCAAAAACATGCCAGCCTTAATAGAGTCCTTATGAGTAATGTCTCTGGCCGCATTATAAATATTGGTCTGCACATCATGCATCATTAAATCACGCGCAATACTTAACTCTTCAGAGTAATGCGCCGTTAACGTAGGTACAGTAATTCCCATCAATGTCGCAATATTAAGCTGATACATACCCAAGCCCGCCGCATGCAATACAGCCTGCCGGTACTTCTCTGTCGGGACATGCTCACCCTTCTTTGGCCGGTGCGCCAGCAAATCCCGAAACAACGATACCGCATACTCGCGATCATTACCGCCAGTCTGCAGCACCCGCGTAATACCCGGGGCGTCCTCAAACTTCTCACCGCTGTCATTTATAGGTTCCGCAGGCGCAACAGATGACTGCTTGGCCAACCGCTTGGCATTCACATTCTTACGGATCGCCGCGCTCTTAGGTAATCTCGCCATCTATAACACCCAAATCAAATATATATCGGCCATCCTATCGCCAATAACCAATCTGGGCAAGCATCCGTATGGCAACAAAAAAAGCGGGCCTGCTCGGGGAAGAAGCAGACCCGCCAGTGCGCCGGATGCGCAAAACAACAAGGAGCAACTCGCTGTTACCCACCGTTTACCGCCTATAAGGCATTCTGCCAAGTTTTTTCCGCAAATACCCCCCCCGGTCGGTTTTTAGCGGAAGGGGGTGGGGGTCTTCCCTGCAGGCCAGATGCGTTGTGGGAGAATTTGTCCGTGGGGTGTGTGGGGTTGGTGGGCGGGTGGGGTTGGTGGGTTGGTAGGCGGGTAGCGGGTCGGCTGCATGTAACCCCTGTATGGTACCTAACTAAACAGAAAAGGGGGGTATACCCCTACCCTCTTTCCCAGCAAAACGTCCTCAACCACACGGTCAGCAGGTCAGTTAGCTGATGACAGCCTACGGCTGGCGTCCTGTTGGCTGTCAGCCTACCGGCTGACGGGCGCGGGCGCGGAGCGCCAGCGGGGCGCGGGCGAGAGGTATCATAGTACCTCCACCCACGCCCCGTGCGCGATCATCCCAGCGCCTCCCATGCCTGCGGGCAGTGGCCCGGTGCGCCATCGCCCGCGAGCCACTCGGGGGAGCGGCGGGGGTCGGCGCGCTTGGAGTACAGACGCCCGCTGACATACCAGCGGTGCTGCGGCTGGCCATTGGTGCCGTAGACCCAGCGCGCCGTGCGCTTGCCGCTGGGCGTGAGGTCGAGGTCGGACTGGATGGTGATGGCGATCATGCCGCCACCTCATCGCCGACGATCTCTGCGCCCTTGGCGTAGTAGACATCGACATAGTCCCGACCGCCGCTGACGCGCACGATGTTGTCGCCATTGATCTGGGTGGAGAGCCACGCGGCATACTGCAGCGCGTCCTTATGCATGGTGAACGCCGCCTGCGCATAACACTCATCGCGGCCTAAGCGGCGGAAGCTGACTTGGTGGGTGTGCGTCATATCGTATGCTCCTTGGTTGAGGATTAGACACTAGGGCGGATCGCCCTACATGGCAATGCATAACAATAAAGTTATCCACAGGGCATTTAGCCCAGCGCAGCGGAACAAACAGTGAAAACGCGAAGAATGGGTTTTAGGTACTAATATAGCCTAAAGCGGGCAACGCGCCCTACGGTGCCTCTGAGGCGATTCTAGGGCATACTGCTTTTGGCATGGATATTGCATGAGTGCTGCATGTTGCATGCCTGTGGATAACTTTGCAAATAATGTTCAATCAGCACTTGCATAGGGCAGCGCGCCCTATATAAGGGGGCATCAACCACGGAGACACCGACATGACCCCAGCACTTAGAGCCGAATTGGAAGCCGCCGGTTACACCGCAGCGCAGATTGCCAAAGAGGCCACCTATCTTGATCGCGTTGCGCAGGAGAACTCGGTTATCGGTTCCGATCCCGCGTGGAATTACGGCTTTCATCACGTAGACGATTATTGAGTACCGGGGGCTTCGGCCCCCACCCACACCAAGGAGCAACACACCATGATGATCGCACACTACACCAGCAAGAAGGCCCTCGCAGAGTGCATCGGCCAGCGCCTGCGCTACGAGGAAACATCCATGTTCGGCCCGGAGTTCAAGGCTGACGGCGAGTTCTGCGTCAGCAACCGCCCGTCGATCACCGGCATTAAGGGCCGCGAGTTCTTCGCCACCGTCCGCATGGCTGACGGCCTGATCGCCAAAGTCTCATAAGGAGCAATGACCATGACCAAGATCAACCTCGACCTCGACCTCAACCTCGACCTCGACCTCGACTACGCTCGCAAGGGTGAGGGCTACTACTACGGCGATGGGTCAGCTATGCTGGCTGAGCGTGTCGCCAAGGCTGCACACAAGTACAAAACCGCCAAACGCCGTGCGGAAG